TGACTAAGAAGTTGAAACCAACAATTAGTGCATCACATAAAATGCTAATCAATCTCCTTGACCAAATAAGAATGTTAGACAATGATTTAATTAGATTACAACAGAAAGTAAACACTGTAATCGAATATAGGAAACAACAAGAAAACAATGAAAAGAATAATAATACTAAGTCTACTCGCAAGTAGTATATACACTTCCGAAGTAGTACACAAGTTTAAGAGTCCTAGTTTCTCTGGGATATCTACATCTTCTCATTATTTAACGATTGAGAACCAACAAAAGAGTAGAAGAGATAAGATTGCAGATGACCTAGAGTCTGCGATTGCAGCCGCAGAAAGAGATGCAGAAGGAACAACACAGGCAAAATTCTTACGAAACTTAGAGTCTAGAATTTATGCACAGATATCCAAACAACTAGTAGATAAAATGTTCGGTACAGAAGAGGTAGACGCTTCATTAGAAGGTTTCTTCGATTTAATGGGAAACAGTATAAGTTATGAAGTATGCACTGGTTGTGGAGTAGACGGTGTTGATGTAATAAGAATATCAATCACCAGTGAAGACGGAACAATAACAAGTTTAGATGTACCGATAGGAAGTGGTTTATTCTAATGAGATTTTTTGTTATACTCGGACTAATCGTAGTCATGTACGGTTGTGCAAGTATAACTAAGTTTCACGAAATAGATTGTGAAGATGAACAATTTATGTGTCGTGAAAGTGCGAGTGTTGAGAACATACCAACTACTGACGCACTGAAAAGTGTTAATCCACCGAAAGGCGAGAAAGTAGTAGTTGCAGTGTATCAGTTTTTAGATAAGACTGGACAAAGAAAATATAGAGATAACTTCTCTGACTTTTCTACTGCAGTGACACAAGGTGCAGAAACTTTACTGATTGATGCACTGAAAACTGCGGGTAAAGGAGAATGGTTTAGAGTTGTAGAAAGAACAAATATAGATGCACTTGTCAAAGAAAGACAGATTATAAGAAGTGCGAGAGAGGAGTTTAACGAAAAGAAAAAGTTAAGTCCTTTATTGTTTGCGGGATTATTAGTAGAAGGTGGTATTGTAGGATATGATACCAACTTAGAGTCAGGTGGTCGTGGTGCAAGGTGGTTAGGTATTGGTGCATCGACTACGTATAGAAGAGACTCAGTAGTCGTTAGTGTGCGAGTAGTATCGACACTAACTGGAGAGGTTTTGTTAAACGTACAGACAAAGAAAACAATCTTATCTGTAGGTGGTGGATATGATGTATTCCGATTTTTTGATATGGATACAAAGTTATTGGAAATTGAAGACGGCAACGGATTTAATGAAAGTGTCACATATGCGACACGTTCTGCGATTGAAGTTGCGGTATTAGAACTTATTTACCAAGGCCACGATAGGGGTTATTGGGAAATAGACGGTGAACATCGTCACCCGCATATGAATGACGGGACAAACGATAGACATCAAATAAAGGAGAAAAAATGAGAGTAGTTCTCGGTTTATTATTAATTTATATTACACATTTGCCTGTAGTTATGTTTGCAGACAATGAAATATATATTGAACAAGTAGGAGACGGACTTGAGTTAATTATTGAACAAACGGGTAATGGAAACTTGGTTGGTCAAAATACAAGTACGGGTTCTTCTGCATCTGATATGAAAATGCAGTTGGAAGACGGTAATGCATATTGGTTGTTCAATGGTAGTTCAAACTTATTGTTTGGTGATATTGCGTCCACTGGATTTAATATCGACTACAATATTTCTGGTTCTTCAAACAGAATTAATCAGTTGATTGGTGAGGTCACTGGAAATAGTAGTAGTAATTATAGTGCAGATAATATCGATTTAAATGTTGACCTACAAGGAAGTAGTAATCAATTGACATTTAGGTTTGGTAATAAATCTGAAACTTATAATACTCCTAATAATTTAGGAGACGGTGCGTTCTTTAACAACAGTGCGGGATTTCAAACTTACTCCGCACATACGTTTACAAATGGAAACATTACGCAATACGGTACATACGGTGGTACGTGTGGTGGTTCTGCGTGTACTAACAACTATGGTTCAACAGCCGCATACTGGGATAGTTGGACTATTACCGAAGGTAGTGCAGACGGTCTAAATCTGGATTTACTAGTAGACGGTTCTGGTTCATCTAACACGATTGGTGTATTTGTAAACTCTGCAAACGCAACTTGGGATTGGGATATCACTGGTTCAGATAACTGGATATTAACAACTCAAGAAGACGGTAGTGATAACAAAATGTCTGTAGACCTTACTGGAGATAAAAACTATGTCTTCGTAGGTCAAAGAACTGGTACTAGTTTATCAAGTACAGAGGCAATATTAGATGCAAGTTTCACAACTGACGGGTCAGAAATCACGATTATTCAACAAGATACTGGCGAGTAGTTTATTACTGATAGGTTCTGTATTATACGCAGAACCTATTGGTGATGTTCGAGAGTCTACGGGTGCAAGTCAAGTCACACGTCAGACGGGAGAGTCATACGAAGGTGCAGTAGACCTTTCAGTTCTTTTCATGGATAAAATGGAAACCATGAAAGGACGTATGAAAGTTGAACTAATTGACGAAAGTGTTTTTACTATAACAGAACATTCTATGGTCATCGTAGATAAATTTATCTATGACCCCAACCCTACAAAATCTACTCTTGCACTTACCTTTGCAAAAGGTACTGCGAGATTTGTCACCAGTAAGACTGGTAAAATACCAAAAGAAAATATTAGTATCAATACAAGTTCTGCAACGATTGGTATTCGTGGAACTGACTTTACTGTCACGGTAGATGAACTCGGTAGAACTTTAGTTGTTCTTTTACCAGATGAAACTGGAGCTCCTTCTGGTTCAGTCATCGTATCTAATCTGGGTGGAGAGATTATTCTGGACGAAGCATATCAAGCAACTCTGGTACAAAGTTATGATGTCATACCAAAAGAAACTGTTATTCTACAAGGTATTACTATACCTATGATTGATAATATGTTTATCGTAAATCCACCAAAAGAAATACGAAAGATTGCAGAAGAAGAAGAAAAAACTAGAGACGATAAGGATAATATATTAGATATAGACTATCTGGATTTTAATGCATTGGAAGATGATGCGTTAGATAAAGAAGATGCATTTGAGTTTACTGAGTTGGATATAGACTTATTAGATGTAGACTTTTTACAAGATGTACTGGACATTGTTGCAGAATTAGACAAACTTACTGAGTTAGATAGGAAGTCAGAAGAGATAGATAGTATAAATATAGAAGGTACAACAATTGGTTTTGACCAAGACACTCAGTATAATACTTTAGTAGATAAGAGTGCGGGTAAAATCACACTGAATAGAGAAGTAAGTGGTAAGATAAGAATTACTCAACCTATCTATTCTAATGCAAGAATAGTCACAATAACTGACCAGAAACCAAGTGACATTATATTAGGAGACGGTTCGGGTGCGAACATAACAATAATACAACAATGAAAAGTTTTAAACATTTTGCAGAAGAAGATAACCCTAGAATACCTAGAAAGAAAGGTCAACCTGCTAATTCTAAAAAACACTCTGACCTATACACAGATGAAAATCCAAAAGGAACTATTCACGGTCTCGGATTTAAAGATGTAGAGACTGCAAGAAAGAGTGTCAAGAAGATAGAGAACTCTGGTAAGAAACATGCACATAAGATACAGGCCGCAGTCGCAATGGAACAACGTGCAAGAGAAATGGGTAAGACCGAAGAGGCCGCAGTATATCGTCAATACATCAATAAGATGAAAAAGAAAACCAAAGAGATGAATAAAGAAAGTCTTTGGGATAACATTCGTAAGAAACGAGAAAGAATTAAAAGGGGTTCGGGTGAAAGAATGAGAAAGAAAGGAGAGAAAGGAGCTCCTACTCAAGACCAAATAAACCGTGCAAAACGTGAAGATACTGGGGGGATTGGTTTTCAATCTAAAGGATACATGGAATACCACCCAAAGAACAACGCAAAGTATCGTAAACTCACACCTAATCAATGAAAGGTTTCAAAGAAGGTTTAATGATTGTACTCCCTTGGTGGATAGGGTTTACTATTATATTACTTAGTATAGAATATCTTCGTGCAGATAACGAAATAAACATCACACAAAGTGGAGACGGTATTGAGTTGTATATAGAACAAGAAGGTAAAGATAATCTTGTAGACTTCTCTATGCAACATTGGGGAAACAAAGTAAAGATAATACAACACGGACATAATAACCATGTGACCTACGGACACTGGGGTAGTTTAAGTAGTGGAGATTTAGACGGAACATTTAACGAACTACACTTTGCACAAGTATGCAGTCGTGGTACGAGTTGTAAAACATCTGATATAGGTTTTCATATCTATGGAGACAACAACTCAGTTCGTTGGGGACAAGGATATATACTTAGTTCTCTAACCGATACAACTTTTTCGTGGGACGGAAGTGAAGGTGGTGGTCATGATGTGACTATTGATATTCATGGAGATAATAATAATCTTGCGGGTAATCAAAGAAACTCGTCTGCGGGTATCTATAGTGAACATCAAGCTACCTTTTATCTTTACTCTGATAATAACGATGTATTCTGGAGACAAAATACTGACGGTGTAAAAACTGTAAATCTATACACATACAATGACGGAAACGATGTGACTGGATTTCAAACTGGTTATGCAACACATACTGCAAACATATCTTTAACTGGTTCTTTCCCAACTACATTAAGTTTAGAACAAAAAGGTGGCACTGCACAATCATATTCTTTATCGCAGAACTGTCAAACTTCGGGGGGTTGTAGTGTCTCAGTCGTCCAACAATAATACCTTTTGGGTACACCATTGTGAAAAAAGAAAAGATAAAGTCTTTGTACCTATTGGTGCAAAGTGTACATGGTGTGGTAAAAAAGAATTAGAGTGTTTGACTAGAAGAGTAGTTCCCTAGTTTTTAGAACGAGTCTTTTCGTGTACATGAAGCATAATCAATGCATAGTGTATAACTTTCATTAAGTCTTCTTTGTTATACCCATTCTTGTTTCCATATCGTTGTGCATACTTCATAATGTTTCCGATACAGAACCCTTCTCCATGTCCACCGTCAATAATAAACTCTGTTGCTTGAAACTTGTTTTTAGAATAATGTTGATTATAAGTTTTATCAACATAAGTCTTAAGTTCTTTTAGAAATTTATCTTCATCGTATTTATAGTTTGTCTGCATAATATATCCCAAATCCAATTAATATTATAAACCAAGTTAAAGCCGCATATGCATACTTTTGTTCTTGTAAATGTTTTTTAAAAGTCACTATGTATAATTTCTTTAATGCCTTTTGATAATTGTCCGCCATTATACACTCCTATGCATTGTTTGTCAAATATTTTTGTATCAATGCATCACCTTCTAGTTTTTTACCAAAAGTGTGAATTAGTTTTCCGTCTTTTACTCTTTCAATTCTACCGTCATTATATGTGGTGTCGGTGACAGAACCATTCTCGGTATCTTGTGGTCTGTTATCATAATAACAAGTATTAGTTTTATGACAATGTATTTGTTCTATACCTTTAGCCCATTCTTCCGCATCAAGTAATAATTTTTGTCTTTGAACTATATCAGTATATTGTGTCACAGTCCTACCTTTTGTGCCTCTGCTATCATCTTCATCATTAACATAACTCTTTCTTGTTCAGTACCACTTCTTTTGCAATCCATTCCAACCATGAAGGTTTGTTTATAAACTTCACTGTTAATGTCACTCCACATTTTTTTCGCAACATAATCAGGTTCTAACATATCAATGTTTTTAAATAAATCTTCTTCTCCGTTTAGTTCTCCTTGTCCAACAAGTATTCTAGTTTTTACCCAACCTAATACATAATTAGTCCAATAAACTTTTCTTGTATCCATAATCCAATGCATGTATGTCTCAAGGAATAATTTTCTTTTAGTTTCTCCATAATCACTAAAAGGTAATTTAGGCATATTCGGGTAAAAATTATCTTCATCATCACATATCATTTTCATACCAGAAGTAGAACCAGTAGTAATCATTACTCTAGGTTCTTTGAGATTTTGATTTCTAGACCACCATAGTGCTATTTCATTTTGAGCACCTTGTCCCCATGCATTGTTAAAAAATATATCTGGATTATATTCTTTAATAAATCCTAGAGTATCAGGAAGATTTTTTGTAAGGTCATGTCCCGTTGCACGAGACATACCTTTTACTTCATAGTCGTCAGGACAATTTTCTAGTATTGCTTTACCAATACCGTGAGTATGTCCAGTGATTAGTACCTTCACGGATTTACTTTTTGGATTACTGAGATTGACTCTTCGTATGCTTTTTTGACATCTTCATGAGTGTCAACTACTAATATCACATTTGATTTTTGTAATGATATTTGTTCGGGAGACTCTACCGAAGTCACACAGACACCTTTTGCAAAACCAAAACCTTGTTCTGATTGAATAACCATTTTAGGTTTTTTTATTACAACTACATCTGCACCTTCGTCAACATCTCCAATGTATTCTCCATACGTTGATATTACTGTTTTAATCATATTAACTCCACTTAAATTCTTTAAATTTTTCTGCGTTTACTCTATCACCAGCTTCTGATTTATCAAACACGGGTACATCATCTTTAGTTGTGACCATATTCTGATTGTCATCATCTTCTAGTTTCATTTTACTTCGGTCTACTTTCAAAGTAAATCTATTGTATTTAGTCGGGTCGTTATATCTGTTTTTTAACTGTTTGACAAGTATCTTACCCATAGAGTTCAGTTCATCATTTGATATCAATGCAAACATCAAGTCCGCAGTTGCGGGTAAACCAAATGACTCAGAAGTATCTTCTAGGCCTGGGTCGTCACTTGAGAACCCACTTCGGTTTGTTTGTGTTGCACTCATAATCGGTACATTAAATTCTACTGCAAGTCCACGCATCTCTTCTGCAATACTCTTGATATAAGAATAAGAGTTTACTGCACCACCAATCATTTTCATTCTACTTGATGCACAGATATTTAGATAATCAATAAAGATTATTTCAGGAACAAAATTCTTTTTAAGTTTCAATTCATTTAACAATGCACGGAAGTGAGAAGTGTTTGCTTGACCCGTAGGATATTCTTTGATAATTAATTTACCTTCTGTCTTTGCATTTATCTGAGACACTTTATCCTTGAACATATCTTTGGATAAGTTTTCTATTTGGTCAATCGGAATATTTAATAAGTTCGCATCAATCCTTTCTGCAATTCTTTCTTCAGCCATCTCCATAGTGATATACAATACATTACGTCCTTGTGATAATATATTAGATGCACAGTGACACATGAACAAAGATTTACCTACACCCGTTCCCGCAAGTGCGATATTCAAAGTCTTATTCGGTAATCCACCTTTGGTTATCTTATTGAAGTTATCTAAATCAAAAGGTATACGTTCTTCTTGTTCGTGATAGAAATCATATCGTTCTTCTACTTGTTCAAGATAATCGTGTCCGATATTTGTATCGAAAGAAACTCCAAGAGCCTTTGACAATACGTCAGGTATCGCATTCTTTTTTAGAGTTGCGTGTTTACCGTCAATGATAGAGATAGACTCCATGACTGCATTATATACTGAACGGTCTTGACACCACTTCTCAGTTCTTTCAATCAACCAATCTAAGTTCTCAGACTCAGGTGTAAAGATATTCGGTAAGAGTTCCATACCTTGTCGATAATTCTCTTCACTAAGTTTACCACTTTCATCTATTTCAATCTTGAATGACTCAAGGGTTGGTATCTTATTATACTTGGATACAAACTTTGCGACTTCTTTAAATAAGTCTTTATACACACCGTCAAAATAATCAGGAACAAGAAAAGGTAAAACTCTTCTTGTATATTCTTCGTTGGTAAGTAAGTTTCTAAGTATCGTCTGTTCTAGATTTATATTCATCTTCTAACCATTCTAAAGTTTCAGGTCTTGCACCAATCTCACCCGTGTTTTTATCTTGTGCAAGTAAAGAACCGTCCGTGATTGATTGTTCAATTATGTTGGAAAGTATTTTACCACAGTACTCCTGAAAAGTCAAATTATTTTCTATTTGTAAGTCGGGGTCGGGACTACTCACTATATCATAATTAAATGTAAGTGCATCTCTTTTTCCGTCAAACGCAACATTACCATATCGAATTACCGTTTCAGGATATTCTTCTAGTAGTCTTACGTCCCAACCCCTAGTATCATCTGTTTGTGGAATAATCTCATAGTGAACTCCTTCACTGAGTTTATCTAAGATATCATTCATATAGAATAAGTTTGTTTTATGTAATCTTTGAAATCTGTTGTTTCAAATATTGGACTCCAGAACTCAGCATTGAGAGTGTCTTTTTCACGAACCTTGTTTCCAATAGTTTCACCAGTCCCTTTATCAACAACCATATACCAACCATTACTAGGCTTAACGATATAACCACCACTAACAGCAACGTCCAACAAACCTGAGTAAGACTGTATACCACCTTCCCACGACACCGAGATAGGAATTTTCGACTTTTCTTTAACATATCTACTCTTATCTATATTAATAATAAAGTGATACCCTTTTATTTCTGTACCAGACTTGTCTTGTTGTCTACCAACAATCCAAATGTTATCTGCAGAATAATAAATACCCGTACCACCACCAACAATATCTTTTGGAAATAAACCAATCTCTTTGTATGTATGGTTTACTGCAATCAATGGAATGTTCTTCATCTTAAGATAAGGTGTAGACATTCTGAATAATCCTTTCAGTGCTTTTGCACGAGACATATCTGCAACTGACTTTTCACTCAGTGCATCTTCAAGTTCTTTCTTACTTGCAAGATTACCGATAGAGTCAATCACCACGATGACGTTGTCATCTCTATCTAGTTCTTCAAACTGTTTAATTAAATCAAACTTAAGTTCTTCTACATTTGTAATGGGTGTATGTAATACTCTATCCATAGGAATATTAAATTGTTCAAAGTAAGATTGTGGTGAACCAAACTCTGAGTCATAAAAAAGTAAGACTGAGTCTTTCTTGTTTTCTAAATAAGAACTTGCAATCTTTAATGCAAATGATGTTTTGAAATGTTTACTAGGGCCTGCAAGGACGGTAAGGCCTGGTGTGATACCACCTTCGGTATTACCACTTAGTGCAACATTAATCATAGGTACATCTGTAGATACTACATCTGTATCCCCAAAAAACTGAGACTCAGAAAGAACTTCCGTATGTGCAATCGTAGAGTTCTTTTTTAGTTTATCCATAATAGACGGCATATTATTTATCCTCAAACTTTATGTTATTAGTTTTTTCACGTTCATCGAGTTCATACTCTTCTCGCATTTTGTTGTTAATTTTAACAGACTCCGCAATTAAAGTCAAGTCCTGATTAAATTTAACAAATGCATTCATATCTTTTGGTAGACACGCACCACCAAAACCTTTCTTCCCGTCAAAGCCTGGAACACGGGTATGGGAATATCCTATTCTTTTATCTGCGGATACTCCATTGATAATTCTTTGTGGACTACAACCAAAGTCAAGAGCCGCATCATGTAGTTGATTAAAGAATGTCACTTTCATTCCAAGATAACTATTAATTGCATACTTAACAAAAGATGCTTCTTGCGGTGTCATAGTCACAAAACTTTTACTCACACATAAACTAAAGTCATTATAAAATTGTATTACTCTATTACAAGACTCTTGAGAAACTCCACCTAGTATGTGGTGTTGAGTATAAATGAATTGTTCTTTTGCGGAATTCTCTGTTAGAAACTCTGGGTTATAAGTAAGTCTTGGTTTATCTTCATCATGTATAGAATTGTACAAACGATTAATTACATCAGGTGTAATTGTTGATTTGATAACAACAATACTTTTAGTATGTTGTATAAGTTTTAAAACTGCGTCTTCAACTATCGATGCATCTACCATGCCATTATTATGCATTGGTGTAGGTGCAGTAATAAAAGTCATGATAGGTTCGTATTCTACTAAATCATCTATGGTAGTATCATACAACGGGTCTACTAAAAACTTATCGACTAGTTCATGAGTAAACGCATAGTCAATTGCCTTACCGACAAAACCATGTCCGACAATACCCATTCTTATTTTCTTGTCTTGTACCATTCTGCAAACTCTGGGTTATTTAAAAATATTTCAAATACATCACGTGGGGGAACTTGTTCTGTCTTGATACAAGTTGCAAGATTTTCCCATTCTTCTTTATTGTACTTCATTAGTTCACTTCCATATAATCTTTATACCATTCCATAAAATGTGCAACACCTTCATTTATATCGACCATAGGTTGATATCCTAACTTCTGTAGTTTGTTTGTATTACTCCAAGTCTCAAGAACATCTGCGGGGTGTGGTGGTACTAAATTTACTTTTGGTTCTCTGTTTAATTCTTTTCCAATTCTATCTATAAACTTCATAAGTTCAACTTGTTTACCATTACCTATATTAAATATCTCTCCAGACTCTATGTCTTGATTAAAGATAACAAGTTTTATTCCTTCAACAATATCATCGATGTAAGTAAAATCTCTTTTCATCAATCCATAGTTATATGCTTTGATTGGTTTATCTTTTACAATACTTGTACTAAAATCAAAGAGTGCCATGTCAGGTCTACCCCATGGCCCATACACTGTAAAAAATCTTAGACCGATATTATGTAGTCCCGACATTTTAAATTGACATTCGTTTACATACTTAGTATATGCATAAGGATTTCTTTGATGCGGTTGGACATTGTCTTCTGTCCAAGGCAAAGTAGTTGTTCCACTATATACAGAACTTGTGGACGCATATATTACTTTCTCTACTTGATGTAGTTTACATACGTTAATTAGATTTTGTGTACCTTCGATATTATCTCTATGATACAAATGTTCATTACCCATACTATTACGTACACCCGCACGTGCGGCTAGGTGTACTACGATATCGGGTTCGTATGATTGAAACAACATATCTAATCTTTCAAAGTCATTTAAATCACAATCTCTTATTTCTAAACCAAACTCTTCGCACCTATCTTTCTTTAGTTGTGGGTCATAGTAATTATTAAAGTTGTCTACCCCGACACAATATAAATCATATTCTTTTGTTAGTAAAGAATTCATTAGATGACTTCCAATAAATCCCGCACCACCAGTGACTAATATCTTCACGGGTTTAACTTCTGTTTCTGTAGACATATTCTAATGCTCTATCTGACTCTTTTACCATATCACGATTTTTATACCAACCACCCGTGACACCGTCAAACTCTTTACATAATGTTGCGACTTGTTCTGCAGTGATAGGATATCCTTTCGATACTGCATTACCACATATCGCAACCATAATTTGATACATCTTGTAGTACCAACCCGTTTCAGTAATTGCACGATATTCTGTTTCGAGTTTCTTAGACCAAAACGGACAATCAGAAAATCCCGTCCAAGTATAATTAGTATTATCTAGTTTACTTTTACGATGTTCAACAACTGCTTGTTGCAACTCTGGTGGTAATCTATCTAGAAAGTTCTTACCCTTGTTTTCAATATAAGAATGTTTCTCCATTAACATTTGTGGGTCAAGTGTGATACCACTGTTTCTAAAATAAAAGTTATATGCGTTTGGATATTGTGCGGGAACATAATACATTCTTGCAAGGTCTTTAGTTTGTTCGTCACCAATATCTTTAAATTCTTTATTCATTGCAAACCAAAAGTGAGATAAATCTTTTGCGTGGACTTCTTTGGTTAGTGGGAACACCAAACGAAACTTTGGTTTCTTAACTGTAGATGATGCAGTACTATAACATACGTATTCGTATGCACCAAACATTTGATAGAGTTGTTTTTCTAAACTGCGAACAGTATCAGGTTCAGTACAAGGATTGTTATCAAGTATAAAACTATCGCAATCAAGACAAGCCCAAGAACCCCATTTATTAACATTCTTATTACTCCTTGTCCCACCTTCGTGAAACTGAGCAGGACTAATAAGAGAAGAACTATTATTTCCACCTTTTACACCTTTCTTATTGGATAACTCATATAACAATAATGCAAATTTGTCCCACGACTGAAACTGCATAGTCCTATGCGT